CCACCGAAGCCGTTCCCGACACCCGAGAACTGTTCACCGGCGTGCACGATGGCCAGACCAGTGCGCAACACCGAGCCGCCTTGGGCGAGCAGCGGGATGTTCGGGAACCCGATCGTGGCCCCGCCGATCTTGCCGACACCGGGGATGTGCGTGTCGAACTCGGGGATCTTGAACTCGAGGCCGTTCCACCCTCGGATCACTGCGTTGATCGGGTTCTTGATGGCGTTCACGATGTTCGTGACGATCCCGCTCAGCGTGGTCACCACGCCCTCCCAGATCCCGACGATCGTGTCGCGTGCCGCCTCGAACGGGCCGGTGAGCATGCTGGTGATCGTGTGCCAGGTGTTGCTGATCCAGTCCAACACGGCCTGCGCTGCGCCTTTGATGTCGTCCCAGTGGCGCACGATGGCCAGCACGGCGAGACCGAACGGGCCGGTGATGATGGCCAGCAGCAGCGGCCAGTTGCTCGACAGCCAATTCCACACCGACCTGGCGGCGTCGAGCATCCAACCGAACGCGGTCGAGATCGCCCGCATCGCGGTCTGCACGAGGTCACGGAACCAGTCGACTTTGTTGTAGGCGATGATGATCCCGGCGACCAGCGCGGCGACCGCCAACACGACCAGCACGATCGGGTTGGCGGCCATGACGACGTTCAAGATCCCCTGCACGACCGACCAGATCTTGATGGCTGCGACCAGCCCGAGGACCCCGGCGAGCAGCGGGGCGATCCATGTTGCGTTGTCCTGCACGAACTGCGCCATGGTGGCCAGCATCGGTGCGAGCTGTGCGATCACTGGCAGCAGCCCGGCCCCGATCGACTCCTGCAGTTCGCCCATGGCGATCGATGCGCCACGCATCCGACCGGCGGCGGTGTCGGCGTTCGCGGATGCCTGCCCGCCGAACGTGGTGGCCATGTTGCCCATCACCTGATCGAGGGTCAGCGCGTGACCCGAAGCGTCTTTCGTCTTCACGCCGAGTTTGGCCAGCGCGCCCGTCGAGCCGTTGGCCGCCTTCATCATCGCTTCGGAGACCGTCACGAGATCCTTGCCGGAACCCGCCGACACATCGGTGGCCAGGGCCAGCGCCTTCTGTGCGTCTTCGGTGTTGCCGAACCCTCGCACGAGTGCGTCCATCGCAGGGCGCAGATCGTCGTCAGCGATCGCGGTGGACTTCGACAGGTTGGAGATCCAGGCCTCGTTGGCGGCGACCTGATCGTCGGTCGCCCCGGTGACGTTCTTCAAGGTGCGCGCCAGCCCCGCCGCGGCCTCGGCGTCGGAGGCGGCCGCGTTGGCTGCGTCCTTGCCGAACTTGATGACCGCACCAGTGCCGACCGCCCCGGCGATCGTCTTGGCCGTCTTCGTGAACCCGAGACCACCCGACGCCTTGGTCTCGACCAGGCCCATCTGCTTCAGGGCCTTCGTGGCGTCAGCGATGATGTCGATCTTGAGGATCGCCGGCGACGCCATCAGCGACCTCGGGTGCGGGACTTGCGGTCAGCGTCGGTGATGACCTCGACCGCGGTTGCCAGCGCACGGGTGTCTTCCAGCCACACCTCGTGCGACACCCCGGTGCGGATAGCTAGGCACACGGCGGTATGCCCTAACGATCCTGCGGGGTAGGGTCCAGGCCGCTCGTGTCGTCATCGGCGTCGATGGTCTCCGGCAACGATTCGAGAATCTCCAGGAAACTGTCGTAGTCGCGGGGCACCTCATGGCCGCACCGTTTCAGTGCGGCATGCGCAACACGGAACGTCATGTCGAGCGCCTTCGGTGCGTTCGGGTCGATGACGACCGCCGCCCAGTCGCGGGCGTTGGTTTGCACCTCGATTGGTTCAGCTTCGCCTTTCAGTTGCACCCGCATCCGTTGCCAGGCCATCGCTCACGCTCCCCGTACTTTGTCCAGTGCGGTCTGCACGTCTTCGGTGTAGGCCGCGAGCCATTCGGGTTGTGTCTCGACCGCGGCGTTCGACATGAACGGGTTTTCTGCGATGTGCCGGGCAGGCCATCCCCAGTGGATCGGCCCGGCGTAGGGGACCGACGAGCTGCCTGCCATCACTCGTGCACGGCCTGCCTGTTTCGCTGGCCGGATGTTGCCGGCGAGCCGACCGGTGCGTTTCGGGGCCAGCTGCTCGGCACGCGTCGCGACGATGTTGGCGGCGCGCGTGTTGGCGTCCTTCAGATCCGACAGGTCGTCGCCGGCTCGGCGCATCGTGCGGACAAGCTCGTCGAGACCTTCGATGCGGACGGTGCCCTCGAAGTCGGCCACGGTTACGGGGCCGGTGTGCGGGTGATGGCTCCGACGATGCCGAACTCGAAGTCGGAGGTGACGCGGGTGTTCACGTCGCCGCCGTAGGTTTCGCCGGGCACCTCGATGCGGCACTGCCCGGTGATCGTGGGTGCCCCGGTTGCGTTCGGGACGTAGCTGAAGTCGACGACATCGAGGTCGTTGTCCCAGCAGTATTCGATGAACGAGTTCGTCGCCGCGTCGAAGTCTTGGATGACGGTCCCGGCGAGGCTGCGGCCGCCGAGTTTGCGGCCCGGCGCGATCTGGTCGCCGCACAACGTTTCGACCGCGTCGCCGTCGTCGTCGTAGCTGGAATTGATCCGCACGTTCGTGACCTGACAGCCGAATTCGCTGCCGGGTGCGGTGCCGAGCGTGAGTGTCCCGTCCTTCACTCGGGATTCAACGATGGTCATTACACGCCTTCTTTCATCTGGATTCGGTACGCCGGGAAGGGCGGGTTGTCGGGAGACAGCGAGTAGCTGATGAGATCGAACCGGTCGACCGGGAAGATCTGGCAGACGGCATCGCGCAGACTGTCGAGGGCTTTGAACGAGTCGGCGTTGCCGCCGCCGGGGGCCAGTGCGATCAGCGACCATTCGGCGGTGAACCCGCAGGCGATGTCGATCGCACCGTTGGGCGGTGTGATCAGCACGCACGGCGGTGTCGCGGACCTCGGGTCGACGGTCGCCGGGACGCTGTTCGCTTTCAGCTTGTCGACGATCTCCAGGGCACGGTCGTAGGCCGGTGTCATGCGATCACCGGCGGCTGATATTCACCCAACTCGAGCAGGCTGCGCACCTCCGGGTCGAGTCGCGGCAGGAGGGACACACCGAGATCGGCGAATGCGGCAACACCCTGGACCGATCCCCTCCGTCCATATAGCCGCGCCGACTGGACGAGCGCAGCCTGCTCACACCGGGGCGGCCATGATGGCAGGACCGCCCCGGTGTCATCTGTGGTCAGGTCCGGCCGCCACATCGTGACGGCATCGTTCCCGGCATCGACGGCGAACGTCATCGCCTGCTCATCGATCGTCGATGCCGGATCGACACCGAGATAGATCTTCAGGTTGGCGACGGTCGCCGGCATGTCAGCTCCTTACGGGGCCACGGAGCATTCGCACAAGGCGAGGGGCTCCGGTACTGCCGCTTTGCCGCGGGTCTCGGCGAGGATCACCAACGTGTTCTTGATGAACAAGTCCTGATGCGAATCGGACATGAACACGCTGGACACGTTGCGGTCGAACCACGCCACACCGGCTTTGAAGTCGCCGACGGTGGCGATACCGGCGGTCTGGAACCGCGAGGCGACTGGCGTCAGCCCCCAGAAGTTGGAGCCGACTGTCGGCCCGCCGAGCGTGCCGCCCATCACGGCGATGTCGAGCGCGGCCCAGTCGGCCGGGTTGAGGACCACGGCGTTCGGGTTGTAGCCGTTCGACTGGACGGTGCCGATACCGACGCGGATCGCGTCGAGGAGCTTGCCGCCGGCAGCGACGCTCGCCGTTGGCAGCGTGGCCGCAACGATGGCGTCGTTGATGGCGTCGGAGATCGCCAGGGCGATACCGCGGCGCAGTTTGCCTTCGATCACCGAGCGGATGTAGGTGGCGTCCTCGAGCGCTTGGCGGGTGATCTGCACCCAGTGAGCCAGCGTGTCGAGCGGCGCCGATGTCGGTGTGAACGTCAGCACCGCTTCGGTCTTGGCCGCGCCTTCGGCGGTCACGACCGCTTGCGGGTCGCCGGAAACGGCCACCCATTCGACGACACCGGCCGAGACCCGGACGACGTCGACGACTTGCAGCATCGGTGGGATCGAGATGTCCTGCACCCGCGGGGGCAGCACGAAATTGGGGATCGCCAGATCGGCGGTGGTCACCAGTGCACGCTCGTTCGTGGGAACGTAGTCGGCGATCTCGACGACACCGGATTGGCCGCGGCCGTTGTAGCTGCGGAACTGGTCCGACTCGACGAACTGCTGCCCGAACGTGGCCGGTGCAGCATTGCGCCGCTCGACGATCGGCATCGTGTCGGACGGCTGCTCGAGCTTGACACGCAGCGCGGCGTAGGCGCGTTGCGATTCGGCTTGGGCGTTGTACTCGACGATCTGCTTGTCGATCTCCGAGTTGCGGTGCTCCCAACCGGCGAGCGACTGCTTTTCGGTGTCGGTGAGGTCGCGGTCTTCGCTGGCTGCCCGCTCGGCGAGTGCGGTAGCTGACTGGGTGAGCGAATCGCGCTCGTCCATCAGCCGCTTGAGGTACGTAATCATCCCGAGTTCCCTTCATGCGTGAACGACGGCACTCAGGCCGTCTTGGTGTTCAGCGGGTGTTTCGGGTGGTGGCCTACGACCGCCGGGACGTGATCAGCGTGTGGCTTGTCGTCGTGGCTCCGGGCCGGCGGGCCGCGAAGTTGTTGTCGACGCGGACAATAGCAGTCGCTAGCGCCACACCGGAGGGATCGGTGTCAGGTTGACCTCCGGGCGAGCCAGGAACGGGGCCAGGATGGCGTCGATGTCCTGGGCGTTGCGGACACTGAGCATCGCCGCGCCTTCGTAGGCGGGGATCCCGACCATCGACACCTCGACGAGGCGGCCCTCGAGGATCTCTTTGACGCCGCCGTCGCCACGCCCGACCCGCACCGGCTGGTAGCCGATCGACATGCCGCGCAGGTAGCCG